ATGAGCAAAATAGTAGATGTAGCACCGCAGGAAAAACGCCCATCATGGACGGCTACCATAATCGCAATACCTGTAGGCGGTCAGATCACCACGCATTACAACAAGCTTCAAACAGTAAGCTCAGTAATAAGCGGACGGATTAAGATGATGTACCCTGATCTGAAATTCAAATTAGAGCAGGCAGAGGACAAGAAGTATTTGAACATCAAACGCATAGCCTAATGCTATCCATCGCCTACATATCAGATCAGCCCGTAAGGAAGCAGCCAAAGAAATCGGCTGAACCTTCTTACAAGCAATGGATGCGCAGGCAGCAGCATAAGGACTATTTAAAAGCTTGTGCTGAACTAAAAGACAGGATAGAAGCAATTCAACAACACGAACCGGGCTGGATGCCCTGAAAAATAAAAAAGCCCCCTGTATGTAGCAGGGAGCCTTAAATCAAATAGCAATGGCAAATATAATCAATCAAGAACTAAAAGCAAAGCACAGCTACAAATGGGCAACTGTGACTTTCGAAGATGCTGGCAAAACCCATCAGGTGGATATTGATGAGGATAACATCATTGAGTTTATCGCCGACACGATGGACCGTAGCGAGCTGATTGCTCAAACCGAAGTTGACTATTCGCAGGAATTGAGCGACAAAGATTTAGCGGTCATCCTGGTTGACATGTTCGGTTGGCAAGATCAGATAGAAGCCTACATCGATTCATTAAGCGATTCTGAACTGGAAGAGCTTGAGATCAAAGAAACCAAAATTGTAAACCTTAATAAAACTAAAGCAGCATGAGAAATATATCGGAATACATTCTTTTCTGCGAATTGCTTGACATTCAAGTAGAGCAGTTCAACGCCGTGGATGATAACCCTATGAACAGGTTAAACTTCCTGATGGCGATTAACAAGGCACGGTCTGCTGCCTTTGAAGCATTCACTCAGAACTATGAAAGCGAGGTATCAGATGCTGCTTAACGTAACCCGCACCGCCTACCCCGATGGAGAGGTAAAGCATCATCCTTTCGGAATGGAAAAGCCAAAAGTTGACTGCTTGGCAAAAGTAATGAAGCAAGGCATCATCAACTACTTAGAGAGCAAAAAGCAACTAATCGAACAGGCTCAAAAATTAGCTATGCCATGAAACCGCACCACGACATGGATAGCAAACCCTACAAGCACCGAGATACACGGGCAAGGGAAGCGGAGCAGATAAACTGGCTGCTTATTCATATCGGAGTAGGATTAACGGCACTCTTCACATTCATACACTACGCACTATAATGGTATATAACCACATCGAACCAGAACAGCAGCCGGAAAGACCACGGTGGCGTGACATAGCAATAGCACTATTCATATTCATCCTTTCAGTACTCTACATCTACGCACAATACAATTAATCAAATAGCAAAATGGCAACTAAAACACACTGGAGAAAATACGATAAAACCGAATTCTTAGGAGCGGTTGACCTCGATGAAATGACGCCTTCTGAAATCATCGCTACAATCGAAAAAGTAGAATGGAAAGAAGCTAAGGTACGCGGCGCAAAAGGAATGTTCAGAATTGCAACCTTCAGAGAGAACATAAAGCCGATGATCATAAATGTTGAGAACGGCAAGATACTACAATCATTTGTAGGCGGTTCAAAACACCTTGAAGATTGGGTAAACATCCCGGTTCAAATCTACATCAAAGAGAATGTACGAATGGGCAGCGAAACAATGGATGCGCTCCGTTTCCGTCCAAATAAGCCACAATTACAGAAAGTTGATAACACAGGTGCTTTAAAGATTTTGAACGCCTGTACATCCTTAGAAGATCTGCAACGGGAATACCTGGCATTCTCAAAACCTATTCAGGCAGATAAAGAAGTTCGGGAGCTGAAGGATGATTTAAAAGCACGGTTCACAAAAGAAATGCAGGAACGTGTTGAATTTTTAAACAGCCAACCAGCGTGAAAATCTACCGTGACATTGAGCAAGGCTCTGACGAGTGGCTTCGGCTTCGGCTCGGCAAGATCACAGGCACACGGTTAAAGTCTGTGCTTTCCAAGAAAGCAGATCCCGTTTTGATTTATGAGATAGTTGCCGAAATGGTTAACCCTGTTTTAGAAGATAGCTATGTAAGCTCAGAAATGCAGCGAGGGATAGACATGGAGCCTTTTGCACGGAGAGCCTATCAGGACCTGAGCAAAACCAAAATTGAAGAGGTTGGATTTGTCGGGCATCAAAAGCTTGACTATTCGGGCTATTCTCCGGATGGGCTTTCCAAAACGAATGGCATTTATAATATCTCATATGAGATCAAATGCCCTTCCACTAAAACACACGCTCAGTATTGCATAGAAGGTGGTGTGCCGGCGAAGTATGACAGTCAGATATTATCAGCCTTTTTTAACGGCGATACCATTAGCGATGTGATTTTCATAAGCTATGACGACAGGTGCGATGTAAAGCCGATCTATTACTATAAGGCTTGCCGGGAACAATACGAGGCACAACTAAAAGAGGCGAGTGAGAAAGTTCCTGCCTTTTGGGAAAAAGTAACCGAGGCTTACAACAAACTGATTTTCTAATGGATATCATGCTTTGCAAAACCCTTTCGGGAAACATCCTCCCGGCTTATGATCAGGACAAAGAAAACCTGAAACGATTTAAAGCTGGTGAGCCCTTTATGGCAAAGGTGACAAAGCCTCGAAATATTCAGTTCCATCGCAAAGCATTTGCCCTGTTCAACATGGTTTTTGAAAACCAGGAACAGTACACCAATATGGACTACCTGAGAAAGGATTTAACCATTGAAGCAGGCTATTACGAAGAACGGGTAAACATCCACGGCGAAGTAGTAAAGGAAGCTAAGAGCATATCATTTGCCGCCATGGATGACCTTGAATTTGGAAAGTATTACAACGCGGTTATTGATGCCATAGTGAGGTGCTTTCACTTCGACAGGCAAGATATACTGGATAATGTAGCTGAGTTTTTATGATAGCTAAACGCAGTAAGAAAAGAGCCAAGCAAGAAAGGGAATACGCAAAGCTAAAAGCTGAGTATTTAAAAGACCGCCATTGTGAGTATCCCGGCTGCTACAGCAATGAAGTTACCCTGCATCATTCGGCTGGCAGAGTGGGCAACCTCTTAACGGATGTGAGATACTTTAAAGCTCTCTGCTGGCAACATCATTCAGAAGTTGAATTAAACCCCTTACGGGCTAAAGAATTAGGATTAAGCAAATCAAGGTTAGATGTTCAATAAAGATTTTTACCCAACACCGAAAGCAATCATTTCCTACATGCTTGCCGGAGAGAACCTAAATGGCAAAACCATTTTGGAGCCTTCAGCGGGTAAAGGCGATATAGTTGATTACTGTATAGGAGCCGGAGCCAACGTGCTAACCTGTGAGCTTAATCATGACTTAGCGAAGATTGTAGCTTCTAAATCTAAATTCTTAAAAGCAGACTTTCTACAACTACAGGCGCATGAGATTAGCCACATACACGCTATATACATGAACCCGCCTTTCAGTGCAGATGAAAAGCACATCCTGCATGCGTGGAGCATTGCGCCGTCTGGTTGCCACATTGTTGCGCTTTGCAATTACCAAACACTGGCAAACGATTATTCCAGTTACCGCAAGCAGCTTCTATCACTGATAAGAGATTACGGCAAATCTGAAAACCTTGGCGATGTGTTTTCTGAAGCTGAACGTAAAACGAGTATTGAGATTGGATTAGTCCATCTATACAAGCCAAAGACAGATAATGACTTTGGCGACTACTTTGAAAGCGAGGAAGACGAACCCGAATATCAATCGAACGGGATTATGGGCTACAACGCCGTTCGGGAGGTGGTGCAACGCTACGTGAACGCCTGCAAGTTGTACGATGAAGTTATCAGTAACGGCATAAAGATGAACACCCTTATCGGGGAAATTGGTGGCGGCTCATTAACTTTTACTTGCAAGCAGGGCGAATCTGAAACCACAAAAGCATCCTTCCAAAAAGACCTACAGAAAAAAGCCTGGAAATGGATCTTCGGTAAAATGAACATGGAAAAGTTCATGACCAAAAGCCTTATTTCTGACATAAACAAGTTTGTTGAGCAGCAAGAGAAAGTACCGTTCACTATGAAAAACATCTATAAAATGTTTGAATTGGTAATCGGCACGCACGGCCAGCGGATGGATAAGGTACTGTTGGAGGTTTTCGAGAAACTTACTTACCACTACAGCGAAAACAGGTACAACGTGGAAGGTTGGAAAACCAACAGCCATTACATGATAAATAAAAAGTTCATACTGAACTGTGTTTTTAAGCCAAGCTATAGTGCTAATCAAATTGAAGCTGTTTGGGGCAGCCATAGCAATGACACTCTTTTAGAAGACTTATGTAAAGCATTGGCATACGTAACCGCCAGCCGGGAACAGATTGATCCACTTTACCACTTTTCAAGAAAGGTGAACATGGAGCCGAATGTATGGTACGATTGGGGCTTCTTCGAGATCAAGGGCTTTAAAAAAGGAACCGCTCATTGCAAGTTCAAAGATGAAAGCACATGGGCATTATTTAACCAGGCAGTTGCAAAAGCGAAAGGATTTGAGTTGCCAGAAAATTTAAGGAAATCAGCATGATACAAACCCATCTTGACATCCCCGGCTATCAGCCATATACGGAACAGCCGAGGAAGGATAATGGCAGGTTTAAAACCAATAAAATGAGCAATCAAAACTATTTACCCAAGATCAAAAAGCTGTTAGAGAACGGCGAAATACTGACCAATCAAAAAATCTATGTCTTAGTAAGGACTTTAGACGGCAGGGCTTATATCTCTAAGCTTCGCAGGAAGTACGGAATGACAATACTGGACCGTGAGATTGTAAGGAATGGGATAAAGTTTAAAGAATACTGGCTGCAAAAATCAGCATGAAAGTTTTAGTTGCATGCGAGGAAAGCCAGGCGGTTTGCATCGAGTTCCGCAAGTTGGGGCATGAGGCATTTAGCTGTGATATACAGGAATGCTCAGGCGGTCATCCTGAATGGCATATACAAGACGATGTGATTAAAGTAATTGGGGGGGGGTATTGGGATATGATGATTGCTTTCCCGCCGTGTACCCACTTAGCAGTAAGCGGGGCGAAACACTTCGAGCAGAAGCGAAAAGACGGTAGGCAACAGGAAGGTATTGATTTTTTTATGGCGATGGTAAATGCTCCAATTGAAAGGATAGCTATTGAAAACCCGATGGGGATTATGAGCACGTTTTACAGAAAACCCGATCAGATTATACAGCCTTATTTCTTTGGGGATGAAGCGCAGAAAACAACATGCTTGTGGCTTAAGAATCTGCCGGCGCTTTACCATAATTCAGCTCCAAACCTATTTGATACCGACGTTACCCACGTAGGCAAGGGGGAGTTCTATATAACGCCCACTGGCAAGAAAATGCCTAAATGGATGTGCGATCCAGTAGGAGCAGACGGTAAAAAGATGGCTTATGGAACCGATGAAATAAAGAAACTTAGATCAAAAACTTTTCCTGGTATCGCAAAAGCTATGGCTTCTCAGTGGGGCAATTTAAAAGAGGTAGCAGCATGAAAACCCTTCTCACCGATAAATACAGCACCATGAAAAAGGGATTGCTATACGGCAAGAAAGGCGATAAGGTAACAGTAATTGAAACCTATCACCGGGCGGTTATCGTGGAAGGGAAAGACGGTAAACGGTTTTCGGTAAAGGTGGAGGAATTGATATGAGCATCACTGAGGAAATAACAGCATTGGAATAACTTAATAAACCTGTATCCCGGCACTTCAGTAGCCGATATAGCGCAGAGCAGGATTAATGATTTGGAAGCTATAGGAAGCGGCGAATGGCTATATGAAGATAAGGCTTATGAAAAGAATCCGGTTAAAGTTATTATTCCAAAGCCAAAGAGAATTCCTCAATCCCATTGGTCAGAAGCAGACACGGCTTACTTGATGGGTAATTATGGATGGTACATGAATAGTCAATTAGGAAAAAGACTTGGAAGATCCGCAGATGCATGTCGGGGCAGGTTTAGGCAGATTTCTACAATCGATCAGAAGAACGAAGCCAGGTATAGGAGAAGAAATAAGCATCTCAGATATAAAGATGCTGCTTAAGGTTTGAAATACCAGCACCCGCCTAAGATAGCGGAATACATCAGGCAAAGGAACCTGGTATTAATTGCCAAATATCCTTACCTGAAAGATGAGTTTTTAACAGTTTACGATGGGTATTTATACCCGGTATATAAAAAGAAAAATGGCTAAAACTGATAATATAACAGGCTACGATCTAAGCCGGGCATGGTTTGACTTTGCATTTGAAAATCAAGGCAGAGTGAAGCCAAATCACACCGCTCTATACTTCTTCTGCATTGAACATTGGAACCGTATGGGATGGGTTAAAAGCTTCGGGTTGCCTACTGAAATGGCTAAGTCTGCCATTGGCATCAGCTCCTATAACACCTACATAAACACGCTTACGGATCTTATCGAATGGGGCTTTATTATCATGGTACAAAAGAGCCAAAATCAGTACAGCTCAAACATAGTTGCACTGTCAAAAAATGACAAACCACGTGATAAATCACTTGACAAAGCACTGATAAAGCACGGTACAAAGCACACTACAAACCAAAGTGAAAGCACGGTACAAAGCATTGATAGTATAAATAAACAATATAACAATATAACAATAGAACCAATAACAATAGAACAAGAGAAAGGGCTTGCTTTTTTTGAGGATGACTTAGAAGAAAAAAATATTTCTGATTTGTCTTTAAAAATTTTGCACGATTTCAACTTCACAGAAACAAAAAATTTCAACAAGCTCATAAAAATTGCGGAGTTCCTTCGAGTTCTAAAAGCTTCGGGGCGGTTGGAGTACTTCACAGAGCAATACAAATCTTACTGGCCGTACAAAAAAATGAGCGGAGCAGCTACGCAAAGCCTGGAAACCTTCATCAGCGATGGATGGGATAGAGAGAACTGGAGCCAAAAATTAATTGAACATCAGAAACAAAATGGAAAATCAACAAATCGAGAAGAAAGGCAGCAATCAGTTGATGACCTTGATGCAGCAGCCGACCGAATACTTGCAGGCTATCAAGCCTAAAACGGTTGCCGACATTGTCATCAGTCAAAGCCCTTCGATATTGCGAGTTTGCAGCACGAGTATCGAACGCAAGGTTGACGGGAAAATGCAGACTGTTAGGGGAGAAACGGTTGCAAAAGCCCTATTGGTTAAAGTTATAACCGACCTAATAAGCTTCTTCAACATCGGCAAGATGATGAACGGCGCACAGGTAGCAAGCACGGTGGAACTGATGATTGAAGCTTACGGGCAGTACAAGATTGATGATTTCGTGCTGTGCTTCAAACGGGCAAAGCTCGGATACTACGGGCAAGTTTATGACCGAATTGATGGGAACGTGATTTTCGATTGGTTTGAAAAGTACATCGAAGAACGTAATGCAGAGTTTGAAGCAGCACGGGCAAAGGAAAAACGATTGATTGATATGGAGCTTGATCAGATTTCTGAGCCGGTGGAAATGCCAGAAAAAATGAAAGAGCTTCTAAACGACCTAAAGAACAAGAAAACCGATTTAACCGCTCCAAAAATCTTAACCCAAACTGAACAGCAAAAACAAATTCAGGATTGGATGTATGACTTTGACGAGATATGGGAGAAACAAGGATCTGAAGGTGGGAAAAGGACAATTTCAATATCTGTTGAACTAACCGAAAAAGAACGAGAGGCGATATTAGCCCGGATTGAAGAAGACTATTTGCTTAATCAGAAGAATCGTCCCGAACAAGCTGATAGGTTAATGAACGAAGCAATTTCAAAAGTTGGAATTAAGCGAATGGATATTAGCGAATATTTGAATTATCGGGCAAACTTTAGTGAGCTAACCCCTTGCAAATCAGCTATAAAAACAGTAAATTGAAGAAGGAAATATGAAAATATTATCAATTGATCAAGCCTCAAACTGCGGATGGTGTACCCAAAACGCATACGGCTGTTGGGATTTCACAACCCGTAAAGACGAAAGCAGTGGAATGAAGATGCTCCGCTTCAGGGCAAAGCTTGCCGAAGTGTGCAAACTGGAAGATATTTCAGTAATCGTTTACGAGCGTGTTGCTGGGTTCCATAAGAACTCAATCATACACGCCTCAAAGATGGTTGCCATAATCGAAACATTCTGCGAAGAGCAGGGAATCAATTACAGGGCATATTCAGCCGCTGAGATAAAGAAATATGCCACAGGCAAGGGCAATGCTAACAAAGATAAAATGATTGAAGCAGCGGGGCTTAAATACGGTTACACGGGGAGTAACGATAACGAGGCTGATGCGATACACCTTTACCACTTAGCTAAATCTGATTTAAGCGAGTAGCCGGGATGCTGGCGTATAGTGGGAGGGGTTAGCCTTCGAAATCTTTATCAATAAGGCTATTCACGTATTGACTAAACGACATGTATTTAGTTCGCTCTTTCATCTTATCGCTTTCCAGTTTGGCAATCTCAACCCGAACATTCATCTGTTTGGTTTTGGATGCTTTAATAGGACGACCTCTATTCGGTTTATCAGGCATAGGGCAAAGGTAAATAAATAAGATAAAAAATAATAATTAATATTTATTGGTATTATTAATATCAAATATTGTATCTTTGAATATCAAATCAGATAGCACAATGAAAAACTTAACCACCTCCGAAAAATCAACTTTAGACTTAGCCGTAGAATGGTCAATGATGACAAACGGAGCCGACAAAACAATCTCAATGATTAATGACGGTAGCCTGTTGCCAGCTTACAACAAAGCGTTTCAATCATTCTACGAAAAGATGAGCGGATTAAGCAAAGAGATTATCGGCGCAATAGCAGAGCGCACTTACATTGCTTTGCATCAAAGAGATTTTAACTTAAAATATTCAGCATAATGGACCAAATACCAAAGCAAGCAGAACAGCCAAAAGCTAATTCAGATCTTCTCTGTAAACTTGCGATTTACCTTGAAGGCTTGAAAAAGGGGCAGGGTAATTTATACCCACTTGGCACAGAGGCTTTAGAAAACCTTTGGCTTGCGATTAAAGAAATACAAGCAAGAGAGCAAAAGGAAAGGCGTTAACTCCTCCTTTTAGCGGAGGGTAAAAGAAAAGAAGAAAAATGAAGTACAGAAAAAAACCAGTAGAGATTGAAGCAATGCAACTGCAATCCGATAACATCTTTGAAGTTTACAAATTTATCCACGGAGAGGATCAGCCAAAACTATCCACCCAAATTGAACACAATAAGTGGGATGACTATGTGGATATAGTTAGAAAGCAGGGCATGTTCTTTAAAACACTTGAAAGCCACGGAGAAATGCAAGTAGCAGACATTGGGGACTTTATCATCAAGGGGGTTAAGGGCGAGTTCTACCCTTGCAAGCCTGATATTTTTGAACTGACTTACGATAAGATTAACCATGACCCCATCAGAGAAAGCAAGAGAGCTGATAGAGAAGTTTAAGTCAATTACCGGCCTGTCGGAAAGAGTTTGCAAAGAGTGCGCTCATATGCTCTGCGATGAAATGCTGGCAATAGACAGCATCCTTTTCTATTCACCCCATCAGTATGCAGGTTATAAACAGTTCTGGACTGCCGTTAAAGCGGCTATCGACCATATAAAATAATAAACCATGAACGCACTAACGCTACAGCAATGCAAGGATAAGGTGGCTAAAAAACATCATAATCTTAAATGGGAACACTTAAACGAGTTCGGTCAGGCATCTTACTTTGATGAGGTCTGTGAATTATTCGCCAAACAAGCCTTGATAGTAGCAGCCGAAGAAGCAGATGGAAGTTTTACTATCCACGGCATGATTCAGCAATCCATTATTGACACCGATCTAAGCAAACTGTTATGAAATCAGAACAAGCGGCTATGGAGCCAAAGAACCGAGAGCAGATTGAAGAGAAAAATATAAGAAACCGAGATACAAGCGATGAAGCCGTTTTGGAAAGGTTTATGAAAGAGTTTTTCGACTTCAAAGCTTTATGCAAGGCTGGTTTTTTCAAGCCTGAATGGAAGAAAGACTATAAAGCTCAGGCTGAACGGGTTTGCACATTCTTTGGTTATAAGACCGTGTATGAATATGGGGCAGAAGAAGTTCGTGCACACATTTCGTATGCCGATGGTCACAAGCCCAAAGGTGAAGGATTTATAACAGTCATTCCAAGTATTTACGATTAGCCCAAGACATTAAACCACAACAGTAAAGAGAAAACAAATGACAAACGCAGAATTACAAAAAGCCCTTATATCATTTCCTGAAGATATGGAAATAAGGTTAGGCACATGGTATCGTCCTGTAGCAGATGTTTCGAAGACAGACGTAAGCATCAACTTTCAATCGCTAACCTGCATATCTCTTCTTTCGGATGAAGACGTCGATGAGTAATCAAGCAGGTTTCGCTCCAGGAACCATCATAAAACTAACCACTATTGCTGGAGAGCGGAAGTGGAGGGAGGTGAACCCGTACAAGCAATTCTTAGACTTTCACACAGCAGGTGCTAATAGAGTTACTAATGAACACTGGCAGAACTTCGAAGAGTACGCCAACGATGTTACCCTCCCCGACGATACTAACCTTCCAGAAGGTACTGAATGTATTTTAGGAAAAGAGGTGCGGATAGCTAAGCAGTTTGAGAATCATCCGGGAGCATGGTTTGAACTTGATGAATACAGCCCATTTGGATGCAAAACCCGCATCGCCATCGTATTGAAGGAGCAGCCGGAAGCAGAAATCACTAACCACAATAGTATGAAACTATACGTCAAAGATAAATCAACAGGTGATATTCACGAGGTTCGGAAGTACGCAGTTAGCGGTGACGGGCAACAAGGCATTTGGTGCGATACATGGTATGGGCATCATGTAATTGGTTCAGATTGTGAGTTTGTGCAGCAATCAAATACAGGGAAGGAGCCAACGGGGGATGCGCACCAATTGCTTGCAAAGTATTTTGCTGGTCACAGGATTGAGGGCGATCCTCAGTTAGAAAAACTGTTTGAGCTTGACGCTTTATGGACGGCTGAATATCAGTCTAACCGAATTGCATTAGGTTTTGAAAAAGCAAAATTACTGGCTAATGAAGGAATCATAAACAAAGTACTCCACCCCACGCCGGATGCTGTGAAATCGGAGCCAACCCAAGTTGAGCCACCAAAGGCAGAAGCCTGCAACCATGAACCATTGGTTGATACAGGTATAGGCTATTGCCATTGCACCGCTTGCAATCAGGGTTGGAAATATAGTGAATACGATAAGGCAGAAGCCGGAGAGGTGGAGCAGGCAAAAGAGTTTCTTATCAATCGGCTAAACATGACCGCTTTTCAAGCCGATACTCTTTACGATGGTTACATAGCCGCCTGTATTGAATATTCGGATTTAAGGTTACAAGAATACAAATCCCAGCCCGACCCAATCAGGGAAAGGATGGCGGAGGCGTTGAAGCATATAGAATCCGTTTGCGATAATCAAAACCCATCACATGAAGGTATATGGAGAATAGCCCACGAAGCCCTGAAAGGAGGAAAGCATGGAGAGTAAGGAGCTGATAGAACGAAACCTTGAATTGATAATCCAAGCAAATTACGAGTTAGGTAAAATTTCCGGATTAAAGGAGGCTGCTGAAAAACTATTGGATGCAGCCGCAAAAAAGTTTAGGCAAGGCGAAGATGTTACTGCTAACCTTTTACGCTCTGAAGCTAAGGAGATATTGGAACAATCGCAGAGCAAAAGAGTAATTTACGATAAGAACTACTTTAAACAAGCCCAAGACGCATTTCAGATAATTATCGGCTAATCCCCCTATAAATCACAATATCGGCTAATTGACCGATTAAAAAGAGAAAGAATGAGCAGACATACCAAGAATATCAATCCACCATTTAGCCGTGCTAACAAACGCAAGGTAAATAAAGCCCTGGATGACCAGCGCAAGCTTAAGGAGAAAATAGCTTATGACAAGATGCAGCGAGACAGAGAGGAGGTTATTATGTCATCCTATAATCCATACGACTAACCGCCCAGCATGGGCGTTAAAGAGGAAGAAAATGAAAATACCAACCAAGAAGAATACTAAGGTAAAACAATGCCACGTATGCGGTAGCTTATTTTATTCACACGGCGATACCTGCAATGATTGCGCTGAAACGATGGATGGCGTAAAAAGACCTGGCGATAAAATAAAAGTTAGCAAGCCATGACCATCAACACAGGAACAGCCGAGCTATGCTTGGAGAGAGTGCCGAAGGGAACAATCCGTCCGATTATAAACATGGGTTATTTATTGTTCAAAACCCGCAATATCGCCAATGGTATAAAAACACCTGATTTGGATAATCCCTACAAAATACAGGATTACTTGATAAAACATAAACCTGAAAAGGATTGGATTGATAATGCTATTAAACTCCCGCCCGGCTCATACACCCTCTTAGGCATATGCCCTGAAATATCAGAAGATGAATGGGGGAAGGTGGTGGATAGCGAGTTTGACACTTACCGTGATTACTCATTTGAAGATGAAATAGGCAGCTATGTTTTGACATCGGCTACCGATTCCGCCCGCTCCCTCATATCCTTCGCTGGCTATACTTGGGAGGAAACAGTAGTGATGATTAAGAAATGAAAGATGAGAATTGAACCAATCGCCAAACAGGATATTGAACTATCCGTTAAGAAGAAAAAAGAAGTCAAACATGAGCTAATAGGCAAGATTATCCCCTTTGAAGGACACTCCATTTGGCAGATCAACAATGAAACGCTTGAAGTTGATCGGGCTAAATTCAATAACGCAACTTATCATCTTTTCGGTGATGTCAAGAAGGAAATAATCATAAAGCCAGGGTTCAGCTATATTTCAGCTTTGAACGCAAAGAATGCCCTAAAGAAGTTCAAACAAGGCAGGAACGGCAGTAAGCCAATTAGCGATGAGCCAATGGCTCTGTAACCACCCCTGCCCAATCCACCGGGAAAGTAACCTAACCATTACGGATTATGCAATGGGGCGGGGGAACCAGTTGCATTTCTGGCAATAAATTATTTCATATACAATAATTGTAATAATTGGTATATTTGTTAACCGATAATTACGGGAAAATACGGTGGCTGATACTAAATTTAAGAAAGGGAACCCCGGCAAGCCGAAGGGAGCTGTCAACAAAAGCACAAAGCTTGTTAAAGAAGTCTTTGCCGATGTGTTTACTGAGTTCCAATCTGATCCAAAAGCGAATCTTAAGGCTTGGGGAAAAGAAAACCTAACCGAGTTCTATAAGCTGGCGGCAAGGCTTATTCCTACGGAGGTCGAAGGTGAATCTACACTTAAGATAGTTGTTACATCTAAACGGGATGCCAACAATTGAAATTGAAATAGACGAAAGTGTTTATCTCCCATGCTACAGGCATCTTCTTGGCGATAGCAATATAGACATAGAGTTTCTTTACGGTGGCCGGGATAGTGGTAAATCAAGACATACCGCACAGCAGCTTGTAGAAACTTGCCTATCATCAGACTATTTTCAATGCCTAATCATCCGCAAGGTTCTTAATACCGTCAGGGATTCCCAATACAGCCTGATCAAATCAGTTATAGAGGCTTGGGGGCTTACTGAGCTATTTTCATTCAATGAAACCAGGATGGAGATAAGGTGCAAGGCTAATGGCAATGCTTTTTATGGAAGAGGACTTGATGACGTAGGCAGGATTAAATCATTTAACAACCCCTCTCATTGTTGGATTGAAGAGGGCAACCAAATTGATAACGAAGATTTCACGATTGTTTTAACGTCTCTCAGGTATAATGAGGGCAATGTTAAAACATACTTTACATTCAATCCTGAATGTGAAGGCAACTACACTGATTTTTGGCTTTGGCAAGAGTATTTCCAACACACCGAAGAACTTAGCTGGACATGGTGTAAGACAATTGAGATCCCGGATGATGAACCAGCGAAATTCAATATCAGAGCAACCCATACCACTTATCGGAATAACCCATATTGTTCATCCCAACGGAAAGCCATCTATGAAGGCTACAAGAAAAGCAAGAACAATGCGTATTGGTATCAAACTTATACGCTCGGACTTTGGGGCTACAGGCGAACAGGTGGGAGCTTTTGGAAATGTTTTGATGAAACCATCCACGTCAAAGATTTGAAGCCAGCAGAGACAGCCTATCACGTTGTATTAGACAATAACGTTAATCCGTACATCTCTGTTCAGGTATGGCAGGTCTTGCTCAATGAGAAAAAGCTAAGGCAGATAAAGGATATACCCTGCACAAGCCCGAACAACACAGCGAGTAAATCAGCAAAGCTAACAGCCAAATGGCTAAGCGATATGTTCTATGCTGACACCTTGCATATTTATGGCGATCCATCTGCCAATGCTAAAAGCACAGTCGATGATGACGGCAGAAGCTTTTTTGATAAGTATATCGCTCAGATAACTTCTGAAGGTTTCAGGATTTCCAATAAGGTACAAAAGTCGGCACCGGGCGTTTCAATCTCAGGCGACTTCATAAATGAGATCTACGAGAACGGTTACGATGGATGGACTATTGAGATTGACACCGATTGTCGTAAATCAATTGAAGATTACTCTATGGCAAAGGAGGCTTCTGATGGAACAATCCTTAAAAAAAGAGTTACGGACAAAGAAACGGGGGCAAGCTATGAGAAATACGGACACTTCAGCGATTGCAAGCGATACTTCATTACCACGGTTCTGAAAGATGAGTTTAATAAATATTCAAGCCGCTACACTTTAAAACGTCCTAAAACGATATTTTAAGTGGATTCTAACACAAAACGAACCTGGTCGTCTGTCAATCCAAGAATTGTAAACTTTTCGTTTTTCATATCAAATTTTACTGAAAAGTCTTTAATGTCAGGGAAGGCTGACCGAATACGGGCTTTCATTAGATCTTCTGCTTTTTAAGATGCTTTCTTTTCAAGCATGTTTTTGAAGTTGCCACCGTTGAATTTTATCATAATTAGTTTGTTATCAATAATTAAAGTTAGGATTTTAATTTATATTTGTTCATCATGCCCTTATCTATAGAGATTTGCAAAGAGTTTTATGTTATCCCAACTTTCGGGGAGCTGACAATTAAGCACCTGATAGATTTGCGGCGTTTAGATCAGTCAAATCCTTTAGCGGTTCTTCGTTGGGGGCTTGATAGAGAGCCTCAGTTAACCTCAAAGCCGCGTACCGATAGAGAAGTCGGGAACGCCTTAACGCTAATCTCGGAGCTTATCAAAGAGGTTTACGAATGGATGGCTTCAGATGAACGGGTAAGGGTTCCAAAAGATATTGACGTGATGGGGCTTGTTATCCCGTTGAATCCGGGACTATTGCAACGCCTGCCATATTGGGGAACGGTGCGATGCAAAGAAGCAATGCAGGCGGTTATAAGCACGACAAAGGAAGGAGAATATGATTTTACGGATAAGATCCCTGAGATCATTGCTCACTATCTTTACAGCGAAGTAACCCGGTCAAAGTACAATGAAGACAAAGCGGATGAACTGATAAGCATAGTTGAGAAGCTGCCCATGACTACGTGCATCCAACTCGGCAATTTTTTTTTGCTGAAACAGACGCAATTATTTCTAAGCAACAAAAGCTATTGGCTTACGAAGCTGACCCTGATGAAGAAGCGGCTGGCATTGAAGTTTTCTCGAAGTACGGGGATTTAAATATACTCGAGACATTGAGCGGTCGGGATGTGACCAGATGGAACGATGTAAAGGCTCTGAAGTATTCGGAGTTTTTGACTAAAATGTTAATGAACAAAGATGCCAGGGCTTTTGAAAAGAAGCTGGCAGAAATAAAAAGAGCTAATAAAGAATGAAACCATCGGAATTAAGAATTGGCAATTACGTCACCACGGAAGAGCAAAAAGGCTGTGAGGCTAAGGTCCTTGGATATGATGAAACCTCGATTTACTTAGATCATTATTCTTTTGGGGAGAATGATTACGTGCCTGAAGCCGTTGAACCCATACCACTTACCGAAGAATGGCTTTTGAGGTTTGGGTTTGAGGTATCTCAAATAACTGTCAATGGTGGTCAGGTGATCTACAAAAGCCCTGTCGGCGGAGGTGTTGTTATTAAAAACTGGCAAAATGAATCGGAAGGTCTTATTTGGGGAAATAGCGACCTGAATGGCGGTTATATTCATATAGCTGCTTTCAAATTCGTTCACCAACTACAGAACTTATATTTTGCTCTAACGGGCGAAGAACTTACAATCAATGAATCTTAAAACACAAATATCCGCCATCGTTGCTACAATGCGTTCAGGTGTTCTTTTGGAAGATACCACAGAGCAGCCCATCTATTTTCGTTACGGCCGCAAGTCGGATGAGAATATCAACGGTGATAATGAAAGCTATCCGGCTGTTGTTCTTTTGGAACCCGATCAAATGGGCTTCAAGGTTTCAAGCATGGGGCAGATTTATGACAGGTATAATTTATTTCTACAGTTCATTGATCAGGAGGTGATGGGCGAACAAGCATCGGAGCGGGAAAGCAAGATAGAAGCCATGCGCTCATTGGCGGCTCAATTTATTTTCTTATTGAACAAGGAAAACGCTTTTAATGACATAAGCGAAAGCGTGCCGGGAGTGACAGTTATAGATACTTACGATGTTAACGTGGTTGGGATTGAGATTAACATTTCTCTTACCGATACGCAGCCTCGTGTTTTTTGTGTTCAGTAATATTTCAAATGAAATAAAAGTAATAATGTTAAGCGTTGGCGAAATACTTGTTTTAGGGGAGGAGCTTATTGAAGAGTTCCTGCTTGCTATCCGTGATGAGCTAATCGCTTACATGGATACCGAAGACAGGAACGCCACGGGCAAGAGCAAACGGTCTTTGCAAGTGACGAATATCGGACCAACAACCGGGCAGTTAATCGGCTCGGATTCTATTGAGTTTGTTTTCCGTGGGCGTGGGCCCGGCAAGATGCCACCACTTTACGCAATCATTGAATGGTGTGCCGCAAGGGGCTTGCCCCGGTCAATGGCTTGGATAGTTGCCAAACGTATCGCTCAACACGGTACAAAGCTACACAGGCAAGGCAGGGATGTTTTAAAGGAAACATTAACCGAGGCAAGGTTAAAGCAGTTCACAGATAAGCTAACAGCCGTGTATATGGCTCAGATAAAATCAGATATTGAAAACTTATTACAAGCGGCATGAGCGTAAGCGTAATAGACGGGTTTGATTTTCCGTCAGAAACAGCAGACATTGAAGATTATCGGATAAACTTTGATAATGCTTTCCCCGGCACCATATCAGTTGATTATTTAGGTCTTGATGGCGAAAAAAGCACCGTTACCAACTTTGAAAGGGGCAGGGACACTGATGAACTTATTGGTAATTTCTTAAGCGATGACGGAAGTGTATCTTATGAAATTTTAGCGAGCCTTAATACCCCTTTTGCATATATCGCTTCCACTACGCCAGTAGACCCGGCACCTCCTTCTTGTGATTTAGCGTTCACCTCAGTTACGGCATCTAACGAAACCGAACAAGGCGGCAACGATGGCAGCGTTACGGCTGTCGCTTCAACCTCATTTACCGGGTTGGAATATTCTTTGAATGGAAGCGACTGGCAAGTATCCGGCGTGTTTTCAGGACTTCAGCCCGGCAACTATGTAGTGTACGCTCACGATGATAACGGCTGTTTAATCCAGTATGCTTTCACCATTGAGGCGTTCAACAATCCAATTTCGGGAGGATTTACCGCAGGTCTTCCAGTTGTTCAGGTATCCACTAATAACCTAAGCAAATGGAATGCGGCTTTCAATCCCATCGTTATCAACTTCCAACGAAATGACAATGCCATATTCAGCGTAGCCGATGCCGGGGGCGGTTATATTGACATTAAGATTAACGGGCTATACGATGCCGGGCAAGAGGCTTTAGCGTTAGCTACTTCGGTAGTTGTCAAAGGTGCGAAGTACGATATTAACCAGCCTGCATTTTCGGTAGCTGTTGACGGAGGCAGATCAGTTCTCCGGTTCTTATCATCTTACTTCGGTTCCGATACGGGCGTGGTTTTTATTGAGCAATCCAAGCCAAACTATAAAATTGAGATCGAGATAAAAACAGGGGCAACACCATACACACTAAAGACAGTTACCGGCACCTGGTCGCCAAACCTTTCGGGATTCGTCCGGGCTGACCTTCAAGCCTACCTGCAATCAATCGTAAGCGCAAAGGATGAATTTAAATACGATGCGCTAAACTGGAAGGACGGCAACCTGTCCGCGAGTTTTACCATTCGGTTTAAAGAAGTTTGGGACGGCTCAAATAACCCGTGGTACGATGCGCCGTATCCGCTTTACGTCACCTACTCCGCTAAACAGTTGGGCGATACATACGGCGGCAATATGGCTGAATATGTGCCTTTCTACAATGAACCGAACGAGGATTTAAAAGCGAAGTTCTTAACTGATTTTGCAGAGCCTTCACATTGGGTTGGCTTGCCGTGGGATATTTCTTTCATCTTTTCGGAGAGCATTGTAGGCACACCGATTAAAGTCCGTGCAAGTTCTTTAGATGTGAACAAGAATCTTATTGGCGGGGGTGTGGTTAACTCGTTCCTCTTAAACGGCGATGCCGGGTTTTTAACGGCGGCTGCAGCATCGCAGTTCATCATTCAGAATGGAGCGTTGCCACCTGTTGATCAGGCAGACATTATCGAAGCGTTGGGGATCAATAGGCTAATGATGCCCGGGACACCGGCTGCTAATGTTGAGTATATCCAACTTCAGTTATACAGAGGAACAGATGAAGCACCTTTCTTTATCACACAGCCTGTTATTGTCAAAGTGAATACACCATGCGATAATGACCCGTATATCTATTTAAAATGGATGAACAAGCTCGGAGGCTGGAATTATTGGCGATTTGGCTATCGTCAAGACTATTCATTAAGCACCTCCAACGATACCAAAGTGAACCGCAATGTCTTTGACTGGGCGAATGATGACACGATTACGGACATTATCAAGAAGTCGGCTAACAAATCAGTTCAGTTCGGAGCTATTGGATTGGATGTTGACCAGGCTAAAGGCTTAGAATCCCTTGCTACTTCGATTAAAGTTCAAATGTTAAGCAAGGTTTCGCCGATTAAATGGCAGACAGTTGAGCTAAATACAGGCTCTTTTCAGCTATACAACACACGGGGCAACCTGTTCGATGTAAAGTTCACCATTCAATTACCAGATATTAATATTCAAAGGCAATGATAGAGTTATTTATTGAACGAGATAGATTTAGAGATCGAATCCAAATCTACATGATTGACAATTCAGGGCGGTATCGAAGCAATTACCATTATGATGGGAACGATGTAATTGTAACCGAAATGACTGAAGGCATCGCCGGAGAGTACAAACCATTTTTAGAGATGCCATTGAGGGTAGGGGAAACATTTATTCAGTTGATTTCAGACCAGGCAGCATCATTGGGTATAAGAACAAAGGTTCAGGACAATAATGAGGGTCAGTTGGTTGCTACAAAGGAGCATCTTAAAAGTACTCAGGCAAACTTCGATAAGGTTTTGGAGGCTTTTATCAAATTGAAATGATAATCGTTGGCATCCTGTTAATCATCATCAGCCTTTGGTTTATCGCCTCACAATATAAAGCGAAGTGAAAGAACTTTACATCAACGGAATTCTTTGCGACTTATCCGAAAAGGATAATCCTATTGCCCTGTCTTACGAGGTCAACAACCTTGCCGAGCTAAAAGATAGGCAGGCTTTCACGACTAATAATTTCAAGCTTCCGTTAACGCAGAATAACCGTCGTGCTTGCGGCTTTCCAGACACGGGTTCAATCATTGGACTTCAGCCGTACCGAAAGAACACTTGCAAGATCGTTCAGGATGGGATAGAGATTTTGACAAATGGGATAGCTTTGATCACAAGCTGCAAAGACTTCATCAGTGTTCAGGCTCTTTCGGGATTAATTGGCTTCTTTGATTTACTCGAAGGCAAGTCTATCCGGGATTTAGATTTATCTGCTTATGAACATACATGGGATTTGGCGACTATTGTAGCGTCTCAAGCCAACACCGATGGCTATACATGGAGTGTTATTGATTACGGCTCTATAAGCGAAACGGAACGGTCGGTAAACGTCAAGCAGCTACGCCCGGCAACCTTCAGAAAGACCATCATTCAAAAGATAATCGCTGAAGCTGGTTATTCCGTACAAGGCGAACCGACCGACATACGATATACCAAATCAACTATCCCTTTTTCTAACGATAAGTTTGAACACGGGCAAAGTTTTATAAATGCTGCCAATACTTTTTCCGCTTCAGCAAAAACTTTAGTTGACCAGGAATTTAGCAATGATGTCAGGGATGGCGTGGCAAGTTTCCCTGATGACTTCACAACCGACCCCGGCAATCATTGGAGCGGCACAGAATACACCGCACCGGCTACCATGAAAGCAAAGGTTCGGATGGCTCCATATACGATTATGGTGAGAGATCAGTACAAGGGTGGCAGCACTCCTTACATCGTTGTACGCATTGAAAAATGGAACGGCTCTACATGGTCAACCGTTGCTGAAAACCAGCACATAGCCGGGCAGGAATTTACCGATATTGTGTATGCCGATCAGGTTTTAGAAGCCGATGTAGATTTAGAAGCTGGCGATAAAATCCGCATTGCATGGCATAACGATCCCGACACTCAGCGAATAGTCGGACACCTTTATCCCGGCGCACAGGTGTCAATCACTTATCAGCCTACTGAAGTGATATTCGGTCAACCTGTTCAGCTCGAGGCAACACTACCAGACATCAGCCAAAAGGATTTCTTTAAGGATTTCCTCCAAAATTTCGGTCTTATCGTGGTGCCGGACAACTACCGAAAGCACATCCGGTTAGTGAACATGGAAGAAGTTTATTATAATAAATACCAGGCTTTAGATTGGACTGAAAAGTTTACCGATTCGCCGCCTGATATTGATTACTCTTTCGGATCGTACGGTATAAACAATTACGGCAACTATAAAAAGGATAACGCGGTTCCAGATGCCACGGGTCGGGGGGTTATGGTTTTTGACAATCAAACCTTAAAAACCGATGTTGATTTATTCACCTCAAAGTTCGCGGCTTCTGTTTCCGTCATGAAGATGAGCGGCGTTTCCGTTGCTCAAATTAAGAAGATTGAAGATGCGCTCACCTCTTTAGAGTTCAAGACCAAAACGGAACCTCGGATTTTAGTAGATGAAAAGGTAAACACTACGATAATTTTTACCGATGGAGCGAACACACAAAGCGCAAACACTATCTCTTTGCCGTACTTCACAGCCACAGGCAAAAGCGGTCTTTCCTATCAAGAGTTGTTTGATGAGCATTACCCGGAGATTCTAAGGATGCTTTACCGCCCGTTCGTAATGAACCGGAACATCTTATTAAAACCGACCGACCTTCAAACGTTGGACTTTACCCTGCCAATCTTCGATAAAAACACCGGGGCATACTACTATAATAACGGCGTGTTTGATTATATCGCCGGCGAAGAATGTAAAATCAGCTTAGTAAAACTACAATAATGGCGAGCGTAATAATAGATGTAAACATCAACGCAGAAGATGCAGCAAAAAAGGCTAAGGAATTAGCCAATAGCATCAAAGCGATTAAGGATGAGCAGAAGGCTTTGAAAGCTTCGGGCGATGAAAATTCTGCCTCGTATGTTCAGAACGCCCAAATGTTACGGACATTACAAGCCGAACAGAAAAGCTATTTGCAGCTATCACAATCCGAGATAGGTTCAAACAACCAGCTTCGGGCGCAACTTGCTTTAGTTACTCAGCAGTATAACTCACTCTCAAAAGAGGAACGGGATAATACTTTACAAGGCAAAGCCTTTCAAACCCAAATCCGGGCAATATCTGATGAGCTGAAGGTTAACGAAAAGGCAGTAGGCGACAACCGCAGGAACGTTGGTAACTACCGGGATACCTTTAAAAGCGCAGGACAAGAGATTGTTGGGGCTGTTCCGGGGTTAAGCCAATACACAGACGGCTTGGGTTCACTTTCAGGAGTGATCAAACCTGCTATTACAGGGCTTCAAGGCTTCAAATTTGCATTAGCAGCTACCGGGATAGGCTTAATAATCCCGTTAATTGCCAGTTTAGTAGCTTATTTTGCCTCAACAGAGAAGGGAGCGGAGCAGTTAGAGCGTGGAATTGCCGGATTAAAAGGTGCTTTTCAGGCATTTATCACACCACTTACTAAGGTTGGTGAGTTCCTGGTGAACATTTTCACCAATCCGATGCAAGCTTTGAAGGATTTCAAGTCACTTTTGAGCGGGAATATCTTGGATAACGTTAAGAAATTCGGGGAAACTGTTAAGGAAGGCTTCAATCAGGGAGTTAATATCAAGACGTTAGAGCAGAACGCAGAAGATGCCGGGCGAGAATTGAACAAACAAGCGTCTAAATTACGTGCTGATGCAGCCGTATTACGTGCCAAAGGCGATGCCGATAGCTTGAAACAGGCTGAATCATTCTATAAGAAAGCTGACCAGCTTACCCAACAATCAATCGGCAATGAGATTAAGGCGCAACAGTCTTTAATCAAGATGAAAGAAAAGAACGGGCAGGCTCGGGATGAAGATTATAACAAGCTAAACGACCTTTACGCTAAAATTGACCAATCAAGGCAAACCGATGCCGCCAAAGCCGAAAAGCTTAATGCACGTCAGGAAAAGCTAAACGAAGCGGCCACCAAGAAACGCGAGGAATCAAACCAAAAGCTGCAGGCAGCAGATCAGGCACGGCTCGACAGCGAAACCAATATTGCAAACCTAATCGTTGGCGTTCGTCAAAAAGAGATCAATGATATTAACCACGATATTGATGAGAAGGTAGTTAAGTACAAGCAGTTTGGCAGGACTACCGAAACATTGGAACGGGAGCGGGTTGCCCGGCTGCAGGCCGTGCGCCGGCAGTTTGAAGTTGAGGACTTGCAAAAGATTATCGAATACAACGAGCTTATCATTTCCGAAACCAACAAGACTATTGATTTAGAGATTGCTAACATTCAGGATGAAGGATTAAGAAAACAGCAAACTTTAGAGGTAAACCATAAAAGAGAACTTGCCAATCTTGATAAACAGATTGATCAGACCATTGCGGCGTTAGCTTTAGGCGACCTCAAACAAGACGAAGTATTAAGGCAGCAGTTCGCACAGAGGCAAGAGCTTCAAAAATCGCAGCGAGAAGAAACCGCCAAGCTCAATAAGGAGCTTAGGGATAAAGACCTTGAACAATTCTTAAAAGATGAAGCGGCACGGGCGCAATTAGCTATCGACACCGCCCAAACGCCGGAACAGGAATTAGAAGCACGGCAACAGTTTTTAGATGCGAAATTTGAAATGGATCTGGAAGCAGCGCAAGGCAATGCCGAGGCTCTTTTAGAAGTTTATGCAAAAAATCAATTCGATCAGGATAAGTTAGATGAAGCGGTCTTTAACAATAAGGTTGCCCGTATTCAACAATTCAGCACGCTATTTCAGGGAGTTGTTGGAAAGAATACTTTAGCCGCTAAGATCGCCGCCGAAGTATCTGCCAAGCTCGATGCCGCACAGCAGTTAAGGAATAACGTTTTAATTATTCAGGAACAAGTCAAGTCTATTGTTTCGCAGGGTAAGCTTGTATTCCCGCTAAACATTGGGGCAATCTTCGCAACGTTATCAGCACTCGCAGCAGGTATCGCAGCCGCTAAATCCTTAACATCTATGCCTAAAGGATTTGCCGAGGGTGGTGTTTTTGAAAGTGACGGCAAAGGAAGCGTTTTGCCGGGCTATTCACGTACGGACAATACAAACGCACGGCTAAGAAGCGGAGAGGCTGTAATCGTTGCAGAAGCGGTGCGGAATCCGTTTGCACTTGCCACCTTATCAGCTATCAACGTGGCTCACGGTGGGAGGGCTTTGGCTCCCGGCTTTGCAATGGCTTCAGGTGGTATTGCTTCAGGTAGTTACGTTGGCGGTATTAGCGATAGTATTTCCGCTCAATTCGATATGACTAACGCTATGATAGCGGGTTTATCGGCTGTGAATATCATTACTGATGTGAGGGATGTTACAAGCGCACAGCAAAGAAGCAATGCTGTGGTGAATAATGCGACTATTTAACCCCACTTATCTTATAAAACAGGTGTCCATATTTTTTATGCCGCTTAGGGTTAACCCGGGCAAAAAAATTGCTTTCCTGAACGTGTATATAATATCGCCTCTCCATGTGGTCAAATAACAATTCGACACCGGGAGGGAGTTCTTTTCCCAATTGTTCACCATTCATAGCAGTTATTTAAAACTATTAAGCACATTATAAACCGCCCGTTCACACATCTTAAATTCCACTTCAGCATCTAAAACAGCCTTCATCTTTGGTGTTCCTGTTTTAATCCGGGCATCCACATAGCGGTAAAGTTCCAGGTTCCTGATCACAGAAGGGAAGCAAAACCCATTCGCCACCAAGACCTTCAAATCTCCATTAGATTCTAACTCAGTTAAAATGGTGTGAGCTGTTTTCTGTTGCATTATTACCTACAACAAAATTACTGATTTCCCTGCGACATTTATAAAAAAATATTTCAAATGAAATATTTGTAATAAACATGACTGAAATCCTTCTTTACGATTCTTGCGATTTTTGGGATAGCTCCTTCATTGGAGTTGGCGAATTGTCTGCCAATAACGTTATCGCCAAAATAGAAGCTGCTAAAGAAGATGAGCTTTTAGTTAGGATTCATTCAGGCGGTGGGTTCGTATTCGATGGATGGGCGATTTATAACGCCCTGAAAAACCACCCTAAGAAAGTAACAGTACGGATTGAAGGGATAGCAGCAAGCATTGCCAGCATTATCGCTATGGCAGGACAGGAGATTATCATTTGTGAAGCTGCTATGCTAATGATCCACAAGCCGAGCATAGACCCGTGGTTTTACGGCTCAATGGATGCTGAGGACTTAAAACGGGAGGCTCTAACCTTAGATCAGATCCAGGCTGTACTTGCTTCTATTTATGTAGCAAAGACCGGCTTAGACACAGCGATTATCAATGACATGATAAATGCTGAAACCTACATGACACCTACTGAAGCAATATCATTCGGCTTCGCAGACAGGATGGATAAAACCATTACTGAAACCACAATAGCAGAAAACCTATTCAAACACCTTTTTCAAAACGCAGATGCCAAAACAAGGGCATATGCTAATAAAGCACTAAAAATCACAGATATGAGCAAAGAACTTCAAACATCGCTGAAAGAGAATACCAGCCTGTTGAAAGACATTAAAAACTTATTCTCTAACCTTTTCAAAAACGAGGAAAAGGAAGAAGAAGTAACAATTGAAAACGCGTCCTCTGAGAAAGAGGACGGCACAAGCTTGTACTACACAGGCGACTTAGCTGAAGGCACCGCAGTCTTTAACGATGAGGCAATGACCGAACCAGCAGCAGACGGCGATCACGTATTGGCAGACGGCAGGACAGTTACAGTTGCCGCAGGGCTTGTAACAGCTATTGCAGAAGCTGTGATTGAAGATGAAAACACCGATAACGAAGCATTGAACGCCCGTATCGCAGAACTTGAAAGCCAATTAGCTGAGAAAGAAAATCAACTTAACGAAGCTACTACAGCATTGAACGCCTCAAACGAAGCAATCAAGCAGATCAAAGACCTGAAATCAAAGTTCGTTCCCAAAGACCGCACTCAGAATTTCACCAAACCAGAAGAAAATAAACCTGAATCAAAATTTGTAAAACCCACTAAAAACAAGAAATAATGGCTGTAATTGACCCATCAGATTTAACGTTTAACGGCACCGAAATCCGGGCATTTGCGGAAGCCGTTATTGAGCAAATGGTAGAGTATCCAACTATGGAACAACTCCACGATGTACGCTCTGGCATTGTTGCAAAACAACAGATTGCCATTTTAGGGCACCTTTCCAAAATCACCAGAAAAGACCTGGGTTGTGGAAACGGCAAGCTCGACAAAAACATCCCGCTTTCAGAAAAGTTCTGGGACCCGGTTAACCTTAAAATTTGGTTGTCGGAGTGCTGGGATCAGTTTGAACAGACATTCATGGTGTACTACCTGAATGTAGGTAAAGACAAACCAGATTTGACAACTACTGAGATTTTCTCACAATGGTTAGTTGATGAAGTTGGCGATGCAGGCGTAAAAGATGCGCTTCGTATTGCTTGGTTTGCAGACACAGCAGCCGATAATGTTGCCGATGGCGGTAACTTAACCGCAGGTGTTGAGCCTTTGGACTACACAATGCTTGACGGTTTCTGGAAGCAAATCTTCGCAATCGTTGCAGGTGATGCTTCACGTAAAACCACAATCGCAAACAATGCAGGCGTAAGCTACGCAGCGCAGGCTTTTGATGATGATGACACTACTAACAAAGTAGCTACAGGAATCCTTCAGAACCTTGTAATGAATGCAGACAGGCGTTTACGTGCAAGTGCTGATAAAGCTATCTGGGCAACTCGTAGCTTAACTGATCAGTACATCCGGGAGCGTGTGTCAGTTACAAACATCGAACTTGCTTACACTCGCTTAGAAAGCGGCATTGATTCACTTACGATCATGGGCGTTCCTGTGTATGTAATGGACCAGTGGGATGATGTTATCCAGTCTGACTTTGACAACGGGACTAAGTATTATCTGCCACACCGTGCAATCATGTCAACCAAAGCAAACCTTCCAATCGGTTTCGATACCGCCGTTGGCCCTAAAGATTTCGATGTATTCTACGATAAAATGTCGGAGACTTCAAACATCAAAGGTCTTTACAAAATGGATGTGAAGGTTATTGAAGATTACCTGGTTCAGGCAGCTTACTAATCAAGAAAGGAGAAAAATCATTATGCCAACTTTATGCGATAAAATAAGCGGCGACCTGCTGAACGATTGCGACAATAAGCCTGTAGCGGGTGTTAGCACCATTATTACCCTAATCAATCAGGAAGACATTGATAGCGTGGTGTATGATGCTACAAACCCGCAGGTTGTTTCTGAAATTGTTCTGAAAACAGGCAAGAAGGGCTATAAGTTCGAGGTGTACAAAAACACTCACAAGCCCCGTGCAACCAGCGTTAACCGTCCATACGGTACTTACTGGAAGCATGAGATTGCTACCGCTATCATGACATGGGATATTGCCACTAAAATACAGGCTGAGGCTTTGTTAGGTGGTAAAGTGATCGCCATTGTAGAGAACCTACAGAAGACAGGCGATGCCCGTATCGAGATTTACGGATGGGATCAGGGCTTGAGCATTGCAGCCGGAGCCGTAAGGGATACAGCCGCCAACGATGGCGTGTTCAACTTCACTCTTGCGAATGAGGAAGAATACCCGGAGCCGCATTTGCCAAAGACGTTCGCCGTTGAGGTGACAAATGTGTACGACTACGCCGCTACAATAGCAGCCGTTGAAGCTCTTTGGGTGGTAGCAGCTTAACATTCACATTTTACTAAAAAATAGGGCGGCGCAACAAACGCCGCCTTTTTTGTATGGACGTAGAACAAACCTGGCAAGAGTTACAGCAACTTCCAAGCCTCATTGTAAAGATCAACCAAAGGGAAAAAGAAGCCCTTCATTTATTATACAGATTAAGCAAAAGAGTATTGGGAGAGGCTGTTACCGCAAGCTGTTCAAACTGCCATATCAAGGCTTTCCATAAACTAACAAGTATTACATATCAAAATTTAATCGACATGAGCGAACAAAAATTCAAACTCAAAAAAGGCGTATTGATTGACCCTGAAAACAACGGGCAGCACTATTCAAACGCAAACCTTACTGATGAAATAGCAGCTAAGATTTTGGCTAAAAACCCAAAGCTGGAAAAGTATTTCGAATCAGTAGGCACTATCGGCAAAGCGCACGATGAAAACGACCTGTCAAAGCTTAACAAAGCAGAGCTTCAGGCAAAGTATCAAGAAAAGTTTGGCGAAGAAGCTGATGACAAATTAACAAAGGCTGAACTCACTAAAGCAATAGAAGCTGAGTAATGTCTAAAATCACGAATTTACCGCAATACCCATCGAGGATATTAAAAGCCGATGTTAAGAACCTGGGCATAGTTGCCTATGATGTTGACAATGGCTATCCTCAGCGCATGGTTACGCTCGTAAATGCGTGTAGCACGGCTAAGTCAGCTATCAACAAGCTTTCATCATTTACTATCGGCAGGGGCTTTAAAGACGTTGATTTTTATAAAGCCTACATCAATGATAAACGCCTTACTTGCGATAAGCTGTTGAGGCGTTTATCTGCTGATAAATCAATGTTCAGGGGCTTTGCTATCCATGTAAACTGGAATGCTTTATATCAAGTGGAGAGCGTTAACTACGTTCCCTTTGAGTATTGCCGTGTTGGTGACGAAGAAATGAATCCCGGCAAGATCTGCGTAAGCCCTCTTTGGTTTGTTGTGGATTCCGTTAAACGGAAAAAGATAACCCCGGAAGATATTGAGGCTATTGATCGCTATAATCCAGATCCTGCCGTAATCGAAGAACAGGTAAACGCCGCAGGTGGTTGGGATAACTATAAAGGTCAGGTTTATTGGCACTCTGATGACTTCGAGAGCTATCCACTGTCATCTATTGATCCGGTAGTTGAAAGCGTTATTGCCGAGATAGAAAGCGACAAAACCACCACCAACAATTTGAAGAACAACTTCCAACTTAAAACCATTTGGGTTGAAAAGGGAAAGTTTGAGGATGAGCGGGAGCGTGAAGAACATACCGCAGAGATTCAAAAATTTATCGGTAGCGAAGGCAACCCGGTTGCCGTTGTTGAAAGCACCGACCCTGAAGGAAACGATATCCCGCAATTAATGCCTTTCACTTCAGCTTTAAATGATAAGCTGTTTGAGTACACCGATACGAAGGTGAGGCAAAAGATATACCGCTCATTTGAGCAAGACGGTGCGCTGCATTCGGACACCCGCACCATATCCTTTAACAAGGACAACATAACTTCCGCTTATACCATGTACAACAACATTACGCAGCCTGTACGTGACGTATTCGAGGAGGTTTTCAAAGAGATTTTTACGCGGTTCAAAGAACCTATCAATAAAACTGATGACTATACAATCATTCCATTGGATGATATGACAGCATTCTTAAACGGAAATACGCAAAATGCCCCTACTAATATCTAAAGCAGACTTTGCCGGCCGCATACCGTTGCCAGCCAATTTAGATTCAGCAACCAAGCTTGAACAGCACATTTTACATGCTCAGGATTTTGATTTGCGGGGCTTGATGGGCGATAAGTTGTATTACGACTTCCTGAATAAATACCAGGATGCGCCTTATGTTGATTTTTTAGCCGGGAAAACCTATGATAATGACGGCATAAACTACACCTATGAAGGGCTAAAGCCTGTTTTGGTGTACTTCGCAGGTGCAAGATTGGTAAAGGAGTTAGATATGCACATCACTCCGAACGGGATAATGAATAAACGCAATGATTTCAGCGATCCTGTTGAGCTAAAAGAGAAGATTTTCAGAGCGAATCAGTACGAAAACACCGCCATTGCTTACTGGAATATGGCTAAAACATACCTCGACTTCTATTCAAGTGACTTTGAGTATTGGAATAATGGATGTATTGAACAGAAATCAGGCTTTAAACCACGAATGACAGCAGTAGGATATGGCAGATTATAGGATAAGAGAGTTGGCTCTTTTGGATTCGTTGCTTCTAAACGATGTATTGCCGATGGATCGTACCGGCTTTCCCATCGCAAAGAAATTTTCCATTCAGCAGCTAATTGATTTAGTTAATCAGAATGTTGTCAAGCAACAATTATATACAGGTTCGGCTAATCCTGATAATGCAGTTGGCAATGATGGAGACACCTATTATAAACACGTTGCAGGAACATCTTTTGGCGTGTGGTATAAAGTATCGGGGGCGTGGGGCGAACTGTTTACAATCTCATTAGGGGGTGTAGCACCCTTACAGTACGACCAAACCGATATCGCCAACCCCTCAGATCCTTTTGATGACCGCTACATCGCTATTGCCTTGCCGGAGCCGTCAACTTTCACCATGTGGCTAACACCGACAACGGGGGATAGGTATTTATTCACTCCGGTTCTTTATGAAGTTTCAGGGCAAAAACGCCTGAAGGGTTTCCCTGACGAAGATTTCACACTTGACATATATTATAACGCATGAAAAAGTTCTTAATACCCATTCTTTTAATCCTTTCAGCAGCCGTACAGGCGCAAACAACGGGAACAATCCAAAAGACCACAGCAACGGGGGTTATCCGATATAGCGGTTCAAATGGAGTAGATACGTTGGTGAAGAAAAAGCCATTTTTAGACAGCCTTGCAGCGCATAATGTGAGGATAAATGGGAAAGCTGATCAATCTACTACTATTAGCGCAGGGAACGGTTTAACTGGCGGTGGCTCTCTCGCAGCCAATAGGACATTATCTGCCGACACCTCGATTTTGCGGACGGTTGCCAATTCAGTATCGCTAACGGGGCTACAAACGAGGCTAAATGCCTACGCTCTTTTATCCGGCGCAAACTTTACGGGAGCTATAGCCGGGACTACGGCATCATTTAGCGGCAATGTAACTGCAAAGGGCGATCTACTGATTTGGGGAGGCAATGGCGCACAGACTGGCTTCATAACGGCCAACAGCGCAGGGGGTGGACTTTACATAGGTGCTTCAGGAACAGATCAGAATATCCGATTAGTGCCGTCTGGAACAGGTATACTGCTCACTCAGGCTAATATGTCAACACGCGACATAACTGTTACTCGCGGTAACACTACGGGCATGATCTATTTGGGCGACAATTCCGAAACACGGTATCTATACTATAACGGCACTTACTACGAGCTTGCCAATGCGGAGTTAAATGTAAATGGGTATCGGGTATTGAACGCGGGAAATGTTAGCACGTATGCTGCCACACCTTCGTACGCAGATGCTAAAGTCGCCCAAACCATCACCAACGGCGTAACCACAAGCGCACCAAGCCAGGATGCTGTTTATGATGCGTTGGCTTTGAAAGCAGACAAACCCGTTAGCCAAGCTCTTACAGATGGTTCTACAATTACATGGGATATTAGTTCGGGTGGTATTGCAACTGTAACGCTCGGCGGGAACAGAACACTTGCAATCACAAACCCGGTAGCTAACTCTTATTATCAGCTAACCATTACTCAGGACGGAACGGGAAGTAGGACAATCACATTGCCAGCGGGTAGCAAGGTTATCGGAGGTGGTGCAGGATCGGTCACGTTAACCACCACAGCGGGGGCGAAGGATATACTTTCATTTTTCTATGACGGTACGAATTATTACGTGAACATCGGCTTAAACTATAACTAATGAAGCAGATATTTTTTAAACTCTTACTTCTATCCCTTTCGCTCGGTTTTTTACAGCCAAGCTATGGGCAACAAGCATTCTTTCATTCGCAGAATAAAGCCTCTGTAGACGCAGATGCGAAGGCTTTTATTACCGCCGCAGGAATAACCGATGCCGGGCAAAAAACAGCCATTAATAACCTTGTTGTAGCTGCAAAAGCCCATGGATGGTGGAGCAAGTGCGTGGCAATATATCCCATTATTGGGGGCTCAGCATCTACTCATAAATACAACCTGAAAGATCCCCGAGACTTAGATGCTGCTTATCGGTTGACGTTCTCGGGAACCATAACCCACAACTCTCAGGGAATGAAAGGCGACGGAAGCACCGCGTTTGCGGATACACACATTGTGCCTACAGTTAACCTGACGTTTAACAGCACCCACATCTCGTATTACGGCTTCTCTAATTCTACCAAATCCAACAGCACAGAAATAGGCGCTTATAATGGTGGCGGCGTGCAAGAGCTTGCCATGGTGACACGGCGATCGAGCGGGACATATTTCTCAGGTCAATACGATGAAACAGGCTCTTACATTATTGGAACGGTTGCCAGCGGCATCGGTTATTTTCTTTCAAATAGAACAAATGCAACCACGCACCGGATGTTGAAAGACGGAACCCTTTTAGGGAGCAATACGGTAAGCACGGGCACCAGTACGCCACCCACGGTAAGCATTTACATTATGGCCATGCACTACCCTGCCGGCGGCGGCACCGTAGCTTATTCAGATAGTGGCTGCGAGTTTGCAACTGTCGGAGCCGGATTGACTACAGGCGAAGAAGCTGCACAATTAGCAGATATCACACAATTCCACAACGCACGATGAAAAACCTGATCATAATATTATTCCTGTTCCCGCTATCGTCAATGTGCCAAAACTTAGCCGATACAGTTATCTGTAACGCTTCTGCACACGTAGCGGTCGCTCCAAAGATGGTTGACAGCACCAAGTGCAAAGAGTTTGTGATTAACACCCAAAATGAAAAGATTTTAGTGGAACCAGGCGGCAATGGATATACCTACAAATGCCAAAGGTGCGGCAAACAGGTGATCGAGTTTATATCGGAAATCCGCACAGTGATCTGGAGGAAAGAGGAATGAACCGCACCCAATTAAAGATAATAGCCATAGCCCTTTTGGGGACGTGGGTGATAATTAAATTAGGATGGATATAAGTAAAATAATTCAAATGCAGTTGCCGGAAGATCAGTACCACAAGGCTGAATTTCCGAAGAATCAAATTGTGCTGCATCACACGGCTTCTGGTCCATCGGCCGAGGGCGTTATCAATTATTGGAAAAGCGATAAAGACAGAATTGCTACAGCCTTTGTAATAGACGGCGATGGAGATATTTACCAGGCTTTCAGTTCAAAGTATTACGCGGCTCATTTGGGCGTGTCCGCAAGTGCTATTAAGGCTTTAGGATTTGCGGATTATGGCAAACGGTGTGATCTCTTACATAAGGCTTCTATTGGCATTGAGATATGCAATTGGGGGGGCTTGACCAAAGATGCTAAAGGCAGATGGGTAAGCTATGCCGGTGCAGTTATCAAGGATTGTGATATTGAGTTTTACCCGAACGGCTTTAGAGGCTACCACGCTTATCAGAAGTATTCGCCGGCTATTCTTGCGGCCACAAAAGAACTACTGCTTTACCTATGCGATAAGTACGGTATATCCAAAGAGTATAAGATCGGGGACTTCTCAGTAAGCAAACGAGCCATCGGAGGTGAAAACGGAATATTTACTCACACGAATTACAGGCCGGCAAGCGACAAGCAAGATCTCCACCCACAGCCGGAATTAATAGAAATGCTAAAGAATTTGAAATGAAAAAAGTAATTATTGAAAACAAGACTGTAGCTGTCGAGGACACTACCGCAAAATTCGGATTAGGTCAGATCACTAAACCAACACCACATTGGGCTAAAAATGCTTTTAGGATTGTCCTTTACACCGTGGGCGTGTTAAACATCATAACCCTAACATTCAGCGATTTCCCCATCCAATGGACGGAAGTAATCAATAAATATTCCGCAGAGGTAATAATCTTTGCCCATGCGATTTCAAAGCTGTTCGGATTAAACTTAGAACAAGTAGATAATTAAATAGTTAGCAAGGTTATTGCATGTGTAACAACAAACAATACCTATTATGATGTACGTTCAGAAAATGGAAAAAGACCAAGCCGCTTTAATTGACCTGGCAAAATGGGTAATAGCATGGGTATCGGGTGCGGCAGCAACCATACTTGGAATTAATAAAATAGTTGACCGCTGGTTTGAGTTCAAGATGAAGCAACAGGAATCGCTAATCAAAGAGATTGTTAAGGAAGTAACGGCTCCCGAGATTGACAGGCTATCTAAATCCATTGACGAGCTTAATAAAGCTCTTTGGGCGTTGCAAAGGAAAGGTTAAGCCGCAATTCTAATTATACCGATTTCGGTACAATTAAAGCCTAAGCCGCCTGCATCAGAAACCAGCTCGGATCTAATACCAAGTACAACGGAAGCTCAAAATCATCTTCCAATGTCAGTAAATGATTATTAATGATTGTGAACATATTTTTCCAGTCAAATAAAAAACAGCTTTTAAGCAGATATAAGAGCAGTTTATTAACACTATTCCGAATTACAGTCAAACAAAAACCGAGCCATGAGAGCAGAAGAAAAAGCCATCACAGAAAGCAACGCCAAACAAGCATGGGAGTTAATCAAACCCTTATTGCCGGGCATTGCAAGGTGGTACATCAAAGCCTTCCCTCATACCAAACTGGCAAAGATTATACAGGTGCTATTTACCGTGTTGGTGAAAAACGATACCGACCTTCAGGAATACAGGGCGTTAAATCCGTAACCCGTTTCAAATTGTAACGCTTTCAGTTGTACGCTCTTATCGTATAAGTTCCCAAAGCCATTTAGCCAAACTGAATACAGCTCCGGCGACAATAACCCAAGCAAAGATTTTTTCCAGTATATTCGGCTCACGGTTATGGTTGTAGGGGAGGCTCAAAATTCTATTGTTTTACCAGACATAACATTGCCGGGGTCTAAAACCAAATCCCTTTTGTATTTCTCAAAACTTGCTGCATTGCGATGCCCCGTTAACGTCATAATCTGATTGTCCTTAAATCCTGCATAAATCAAATTTACCACACGGGTATGTTTCCAGCTATACATCGTGTAATTTTTATCTAAGCCTAATTTAACCTTAATCTTTAAGTATTGCAGCCCGAAGAAGTCAATTGGAAACATTTCAGGATTGGGCTTGCCACCCTTGCCAAAGGCATAGTAATTTAAGGGGAACTCTGCCAGCTTCAGCTCGTTAATGATAGCAAGAAGCTCATCAGATATTGGAACAAGCCTGTCGCCCGTTTTGCCTGTTGGTCCCGGGACTTTTATTTGCCTTGCTTCAATATCTATATTTTTAATTTGCATCTGCCGTATTTCCTTTGGGCGCATACAACTGTAAAAAATCCATTTGACAAAGTAGTTCAGGGTTTCATTCTTTTCCAGTTCCTTTTTTACTTTGTTCCCCACGGTAGCGGAGTAGTATTTATTTCGCTCTGCCTTATCCACTTTAAACTCAACGTCCGATAAGTCAATTACATACTTAGCTTTTGTTTCTTTCTTTTCCAGCTTGGCTACCCTGGCGAAGAATCCTTTAAAGAAATGCAGGTGGTTGTTGTAGGTGCGAGGCTCCCAGTCTTCCTGCTCAAAGTAAACATCCAAAAATCTGATCAGGTCTGCTTCAGAGAATTGGCTTGCTTCAATTTGGTTTTTCCCTGTCAAATCCAGCCACTCTATTAAATTATTCGTGAATGACTTATAGCCGATAATCGTTTTATCAGATAAACCTTTCCATTCGCAGTAAGCGTGGAATTTATCTATTGCCTGTGACAAAGTCCAATGAGCAGGGGCGGCAAGGCGTTCCGCAATAGCGGCTTCCTTTTTTTGAACCTTTACGGTTGCTTCCTGCTTTTGCTCAAATGGGTTATAGCCTGCCTTCAATGCTTTAGTTACATCTTCTAACAGATTTTTTAAAGCCTTTTCTTTATCTGAAATATCGTGGATGTAATTAATGCCATCCCTTACCCGAAACTCCTTAAATTTGCCGGGCTGATCTGGAAGTTCATAAAAGTATTTTACGAACCAATCGCCGTTTTTTGACCTCAC